TGAAGCCAACAAAAAGGGGATGAGTTGCCCTAACTTATCTCGCCAATAGACGTTAATGTCAATGTTGGTGAGTGGGGTGTTTCCGGTCATATCGATTCGCCTATACTCCGCCGTGGGTGTGTATAGAATATTTGGTTTGAAGACTTGCTGATTGGTTACAAAATCGGTGATCACCTGGGCAAAGTTCGCGTTATTTCCTATACCGGTCGAAGTCTGGCCGTTATTGAATATCAACGGTGCAGAAAGTTGATTGCTAATGATGGGCAGAGTGTTGGATGTGAACACAATCGAAGCCACAGGACTCCACGTGTCAATGGTGCTGAATTCTTGAAACATTTGGGTGTACACAGTTGCGACAGCAGGCGCAATAGGATTCGTAGGCAAAAGGATCGTATTGATGCCTTGATAGTCCGCCACAAGCAACTGATGATTTCTTCCTAGAGTCACGCCCTGTTGTCCATAATACAAGGATGGGAAAGAGTTGAACAATGCAAAGAGAGGAGGATTCATATAGATCTTGACTCGTGCCGCTTGGGACTGATTAAAGAATGCTTCTTGCGCTTGTAGAATGGCCTTAGAAGAAGTCACGTCCCACGTAAGGATGGGTGGTTTTGCAGTGAAAATCGGTGAAATTGCGCCGCCTGTGTTTGCTATAAGACTGGTCATCGCTAACAGAAACGAACCATTGATGAGTTCCAAAAAATATTGAAACTGGTAACAGTAGTAATATTCAGTGTTATTTTGTTGAAAGCCTGAACTGGTTGCACTCGGTGGGATGGGAACAGGTAGATTTTTATTCTGAGGTATCCAATTGATAAACTCTTGTGTGGATGCAGTCACACCCCCCGCGCCATCATCGTATTCCAACGTTACCGAATAGATAGAAAGATTTGGGTTTGCTTGTTGCGGTTGGATTTGACAGATGAAATTCGGAAGGTTATACGTGTCTAGACTAAATCGGACAATGCTCAAGTAGTATTCGCCACTGTTTGCAATCACGGGATTCGTGCGCGTTTCATTGAATCGAAGGAAGGGGTCGACCTCACTTGTGCTTTGGAAATTAGTTGAAACGATATCATAATAGACCATATCCGGATTCTGCGCCTTCTTAAACTGAGATAACTGCGACATATAATGACACTATAAAATAATATTCGATGCTAAATATAGTAGGCAACAAAGACACATCCACCCGCCGAAGTCGTGGTTCCTAACAGGTTGGAATAAGTGAGTAGATTATCGGCCTGGCGACCGTCAGCAGAAAATCCGGGTACAGTAAAGTAAGTAGTGGGTCCAACGATTCCCGGAACCAAAGTACCGTTCAGATTACATGCACCCACTGCCGAAGCCACTGTTATACCCGCAACTAAAAATTGAGTAGAGGAAGGTACAGTTAAATCTTGGGTGGTGTACACTACGGCTGGGTCGGCCGTGGTTCCTATAATTAATTGTAAGGACCCATTTAAAGAAATCCCATTTCCAATCGTTCCCGTAACCACTGCACCACTATCCTGACTGTTTGAACCACTGAACAACATATAATCAATCTTTCCTATAGCACCAATATTCGCATTCGCAAAATTGTAGGAGCCGGGTGTTGTAACCACGAAAGTGACGGCCTTTCCTGCAACCTCAATCTTTCCATCAATATAGGCTTTCGAAGCGGGATTCTGTGGAAGAGTTGGGTTTTCGAGAGGAGAAAATAGGTCAACCCCTACAAAAGCGGTAAAAGTGTTGGTTCCCGTCCATGTATTCGTAGCGTTTTTCGTCAAGTCTACATCCGTAGAATCGCCTACGGCAACCATATCCACATATCCGATAAGCGCGTTCGATGGATTTAAGACCCCAAGTGTAGGAAGAATGGGTGGATTTGCGTTCGAAAAAGTTGGAGCCAAAAGCCAAGTATTGTCTGTGGGAAGTGGATCGTATAATATTACAGCATCATCTATATCTTCTTTGGTGAGCATATCCGTATCATCTACAATCGGATCTGTTCCAGTATAAAAGGTGTCATTTTGAAAATCGTTGGTTCCCGTCCATGTATTGTCTGTTCCAAGAATGTCTGTTGAAAGACCTGCACCCAAGATGGTTCCACTAACGTACACATCTTTCGCATTCAGATCTCTGTTAATCGTGACTTCGCCCAATAATACAAGAGGGCGTGTGTAATTTTGCAATCCATCTAACGCCATATAATGAGCAACATTTTTATTTCCTGAACTTGATAAAAAGAGCATAAAATCCAGTAGGGGCTACAGTTGTTCCTGTATCCCATCGAAAAGACCCACCTTGACCGTAGCCATTCAAACAACCAATATTGTACGATTTAGTGATTGTATCGTCTGTGATGGGATTTTGCAGAGGTTCGACGGAACCCACAATAATTTGAGTTCCAGAAATAGAGGGTTCTAAGAATACAGTACCACCCGTACCCGAAGCCGTTACAGCACCCACTCCACCACTTCCAACCGCCACAAGATTTGTCCCATCTTGAGTCTCGTAGAGAGATACATATACCCCTGAACCGGGTGCAGTTTCGACGATAGAATAGGTATGATTTCCTGTGAATGCGGGGATTTTAAAGCATGCATAGCCTCCTGATCCACCAAAAGACTTTACCGTAGCACCCGTTGGAACCGTACCAGCGGGCGCGCCCAAGCCACCGCCCCCAACCATACAAACAATCATATTCGAATAAACAGCAGGGTCGAGGGTTAGTGCTAAAGGAGCGCTACCCGCTTGAATCAAACTTTCTTGATACTCGACATTACCCCCAGCCGCATTAAACGCGATAATTTCATCATCTACATATTTTTTGGTTCCAAAAGCATTCAAAGATGCTGGGGCAGGTACAACGACGGTATTTGTAAAAGTATTATCTCCAGTCCACTCGTTTACCGTTCCAAGATTACCCGTGTAACTAGCGATATGGGTGTCCGCCGTCGTCTTATTGACGGCTTCGTTTGTCAAAGCCGTTGCGTTGTTGGAGAGCGTAGGAAGTGCAATAAAACTGTTTGCACCAGTCCACGCATTATTCAAAGGAAGAAGTCCAGCACCAAGACCCGTAAAAGCAGTTCCCATATAATCGACTGTCGCCATGTCTTCGTCCGCCACGGGAGCCAGAAAGGTAGGTTGAAAATTAGTAAAGGTGTTCTTACCGGTCCACACATTGTTATCATTGATAACATCTATTGGAATGCCTCCATCGTAGATAAATCCAGTCGTATTTAAATCACCCTTTATCAAAACATCATTGTCGATCGTGAGCGTGTTTCGAAGAGTCCAACTTATATCCAGTTCGTCTAGACCTTGTAAAGCCATATATATTCACACAATATAATTATCCCAAGTAAGTTGTAATTCCGTACCCTCCGTTTACGCCCGGTCCACCTTGCAAAGAAATACCACTACGGTTTCCAGCCCCATAAGTGTTAATGCCCGTGTATTGTGGCGGTGATGCTCCACATTGAATTCCGCCTACTCCAGAAGAAGCACAAAGAGGGGCGACGACAAGCGGATTGATGGCGGAATATGTACCTCCACCCGATACCCCAGGAGTTCCACATAATTCAGGACATCCACCCCCTCCGTTTGCTCTTACCACGTTCACGGATGCAGGGTTTAGGCCATTTCCAGCAACAGGCACAACCGATAAGTTTGTAGGTCCTCCGTTTTGTGAACCATTTACATCACCACAAAGAGCGCCTGCTCCGCCTGTACCAATACTAATAGACCATTGACCGCCTGATACTCCGCCTAATGCTTTGTTTAAAATAACAAGAGAACAAGCACTTCCAGAAGCACCGGCCACGCCAGCAGAAGAACAGTTTGCCCCATTACCCGAAGTCGAACCACCACCAGCTCCTATAAGTTGGATGGAACATGCTAGACCCGTCGAAAAAGTTTCATTGGTAAGTGCATTCTGACTAATGGTTGTACTCGTTCGCCCTTGAACCACGGTGGCGAGTTGTGAATCTACATAATTCTTTGTAGCCACTTGCGTATTTGCTACAGGATCTAAAACCACAGGAAGTATCGAAAAGGTATTGCTGTCCGTCCAAGTGTTGTTCGCTGACAAAAAAGATTGTTGTTTCGTAATAAATTCAGTTGTAATGTAAGAGGTGGTGATTCCATCCGTAGCATTCACGGGTATAGGTACAGGGGGTGGAACCAAAATGGGGCTAGTAAACGTGTTGGCTCCTGTAAAATCAGCGCCTTGATTGATGATGCTGTCTGCTATAATCGTTGTCTGCTCCAATGCCGAGTTGACGCCAGAAAATCCAACACCCGTGACAGGGATACATGCAGGGCGTTTGACTGAAAAATCGTTGGTTCCAGTCCATATGTTATTCTCGTTCTGTCCTTGGTCCGATTTTCCGTTAATAATTCCATCGACGACTACATTACCCGTAATCGTGACATCTCCCAGAAGAACGTTCAAGTCTGCACCAAAAATAGTAGCATCGCGTCGGTTCCGAAGATGGTTTAGCGACATACTCTATAGGATATTTTATTTCGCGCAAAACGGTGTGCAATTAAAAAAAAAATTGATTCGAAACGGACACGGTGAGGTGAGCATAAAATGGAGCTACTCGACTTGTGGTATTCGAGCGTGACTCGGTCTGTGTTCGGAATGATCACAATGACACCAGATGACATCTATAATACTCTTGTGGCTGAACACCAAGACAATGCATTCATGCAAGAGGATGATTTAACGGAGCAACATAGAACTGAACTTCTTAACGAGTTTGGAGTTCATCCATTCACTACCTTACTCCTAGAGTACGGAAAACAAAAGGTGTATAGCGAGAAAGACTTTATCGATGACACCATTGACGGGATGAAATACGCAATTGAGCAAAATAGACCGATTGATTGGGTTCAAGAAATCCAATTGCTAGCGAATAAGAATCTAACATAAGATTGTACAAATCTATATTTTTCAGATATTTCTGATAAATCTAAATTGAAATAGATTCTTTTTTGATATAAAATATACATTACAAGTATAAATTTATAAATTTATACTTCTATATATCTATTTACAATCTAATTTGGTTTAGATTATTGAAATGACTTAGATTCATAAATATGTATTTCAGATTTCTACGATATGAAATCCATTTCAATTTAGATTTATTCGCGCTACACCTGATTATATAATCGTGGGTGGGTCATCAATTATGACCCACCCCCGATTAAAAACGATAGGACCTATAGACCCAATGTTCACCTACGTTTAGTGAGCAGTCTATGCAGTAAGTTCCTGCATATGATCCGTACAATCGAGTCCATTTACAGATGTGAAGCTCTTCGTTGCACATATCACACGGTCGACCCAGACCAGTGCTAAAGTTCGGGTCTTTTTTACAACAATCCTCGCATCGTCCTACCTCTCGTATGTAGTACTTTGAATCATCGTATTCCTGACATCCCTCACAAAACGAAATCGTATTTACTCCATGCTGGTGGAAGTCTGCAATCAGTTTTGCTGACGGAGATGTACCCATATAAGAATAGATGAGGTTAGACAGTTCGATCGGAAGACGCTGACTCAACTCCATACTAAAGTACACTATTAGATTTTATACCGGTTAGGCAAGTAATTTACTAGTCTAACGTGATTATATCATCGTGTGTGATTCATCAATTATGAACCACCCCCGATTAAATCCCTACGACCTTGATTTTCGGATTCTGAATTTGGTAGTCAATCTTTTCTATCAGTTCTTTCAATTTCTGTGCATTGTATTTGAGGTTGCTAATCTGTTTGGCTTTCAATTGGAACAACTTGACAAGTTTTTCGTCTTCTATCTTTGTGTGAGATCCAAAGAGTTCATGCTCGGCCCCATGCAATTCGCGAATCAGTGTCGTGAGATAGGCTTCGTTAATCTGCATAAGTACAGGTTATATTTAAATTTCCGTTTCACAATGTAAAAAAATCAAGTCTTCTACAGGAATGAAGACATACTCTTTTTCATCAGACTCAATCTCGGCTCGAGAGAACATTGTTTTCGTGTACTTATTGAACCGGTCAGGGTCATACTCGATATAATAGATATCGCTCTTATGATCCGATACGAAATTAAAGACAAAAATATTAGTTTTGGTTAAATCACTAATCTTATTCATCGTGAGCATCGTCGTAGGGTAAGAGTTCCATCTATTCTTACGGGACTTTATTTCGATATTGACGGACTCGCTGACGGCATCATACTTTGCATATCTTTTTTGTGGTACAATTCCTTCCCATTTTTTTTCTAAAATGGGAAAGATTCTTTTTTGTTGCTTTTCCCCGAATAGGTAATCGGACTCATAGTTCACCATTTCTGTATCGTTAGATTTTTCCTAGAGTAAATCAATCCAAAAAAATTATCTGTGTGAAGTGTATGGTCCATTCAGACAATTTTTTGACAAAGCCAGTTCCTTTGAGTGAGGATGTCATATGTGATCGGATAGGCACGAGTCTAACCGATGGAGATATTCGCCGCTACCTTGGTGACGGCATTGAGTCCAAAATTCTAAAGTATAGCGAACTTGCAGGTTATGCATCCATCGATGAACTCTTGCCCAAGGAGCGTGATTTTCGAATCATCTTGGTTGAAGATAGTCACAACAAAGGTCATTGGTGTGCGATTCTTAAATACGGCAAGACAATTGAATGGTATAATTCATATGGCGTGCGGCCTGACGGTGAAAAAGATTTTCTCGGTGCTGTACGAAATAAAATGTTGGGACAGTATCAAGACCATCTCACACGATTAATGAAAAGCGCAAAGGGGTTTAAACTCATCTACAATAAGGCTCGTTTTCAAAAACTAAAGCAGGGGGTCAATACCTGCGGAAGATGGATTATCTTGAGAATTATTTGCATGAAAGATATGATGATGGGATTACCTGAATTTATCAAGATGGTTGAGGATACTCAGAAGGCAACGGGATTGCCTCGGGATGCTTTGGTCGCGATTTGGATCGGTTGACCTTATACCATTCTTTCTTTCGTTTTGATATTTCTTCTTTGTGTGTATCTCTGTATAATTTATTTACTTTATCTATTTGTTCTTTGTTATTCTTCTTTTGTAATCTGCTTTTTTCTTTTATATCCTCCTTATGTTTCTCATAGAACTGTTTGGAACGGTTTACGCGTACTTCTTTGGTTTCTATGTCTGTTCTATTAGGAATACGTTGGTTTACACATACATTTGTTTCAATATGAAATCGCTCACGTGCTGTTAGTTCATCCTTGCTTCCACAAGGGAAGAGTTCAATGAGAGTGATTTCATATTGACCAGTTTCTATAACAGTAAAAGATGTAGTATGAGCATATTTTCCATTTTTCCATGCATTATAATCTGATTTGTGCTTTGCAAGTCGCCTCGCTAACGTAGGTTCGCACGTCGAACCAATATAGGTAAGGTTACCCGCCGTGATTTTGTAAATCTTGCCGTTCTGGTAGTTGGGCATTGCACACTCTTTTATACTCTTTCCT